AGTAGCTAACTGTGTTGTTCAGGAAAAGACCGCCCTGGGTGTAACATCTGGTAATACTCTGGATATTCAAGTCGCGGTAACAACTGCCGCAACGATAGATTCTAGCTGCACGATCACATTCGAGTAAATAAACAATGCCTGAAGGCGTTGGTTATGGACCGCAGTTCACCTCATCAACAGGTTTAAGTCTTAATTATATTGGTAAACATTGTTATGCTATGTCGGGGGCCTTTCCGTCTAGTACAAGTAACCAAAACGTTTTGGATTTTACAACAGGGGATGAATATATTGTTGGCACCTTTCAATGTAACGGTGCTATCCATAACGTAACTGCGGATGCTGGTAACACCTCGGTTTACAAATTTGCATTTAATAGTGTGGCAGTAGCTAAAGTAAAACTAGAGACAGATCTCGAAAGCGGAGAAAGGGGTACACCTTCACAAACCAATTTTAAAATTTTAATCCCACCCTTTACTAATGTTCTGGTTCAATTAGATAATAATGAAACTGATTCAGATGAATTAAATACTATAACTTTCGTTGGTAGAGTGTATAATAAATGACACTTTCGACGGGGCCGACCCTGAATTTCTTTGGTGATCATGTATTCGCTTGGAGCGGCCTCGAAAGTTTAACGGCCGGAGGTATAACACTGTTAGATTTTATCTCTCCAAATAGATTCTATAGTGTTGTTACAAACGTATCCTTCGATTATAGCGGCTGCTTACAGGGTGATGCTCTCTCATGGACCGTACAGGGAAACGGGGAAGCGTTACACGTTAACAAGTTCCTGATCATCGATGCGGGTGTCGGGCCCCAATTCCCTAACTTATACTATACTATACCGCCCAATACGGGGATGCAAATCCTGGCACAGGGCCCCACAGGAAGTATGACCGTAGTTCTAGAAGGGAGAGAGGTGCAATAATGCCCAAGTATTGCCCTGAGTGCGGTACTAGGTTAGGGAGTACATCACCTGCAATGGGTTATGATCCTACATTGTCATTCTTAAAACCTAAACCAAAACGTAAACTATCAGCATGGAACAAATACGTTAAGGCTAACAGTAAGAAACCGCGTTTCCGATATCGTAACGGTAAGTTGAACCTAAAGAAGATGGCGATCGCGTTCAGGAAAACCCCCGCAGGGAAGAAAAAGAGATAATGGCATACGAGGCGGTACCCGATGACGTTGAGATTCAGAAGTTAACAGCTCTTGAACGTGACGCTTTATCCAGATACAAGATACACGAAAATATAAATACATTTTTAGGAAACGAAACAACACCAAAACTTATTTTTGGTTTGAGTCTTTTAATCTCCACTCCATTTTTATTAAAAATAATTTTAGAAGCTATAGCCAAACAGAATGGAACACTAGCCAAAGAGATTGGCGAAGCTGGCATTAATTGGGGCGTATTTTCTAAAGACCTTACCGAAGCAGTTATTGAAGTGGCGACGCCTGGAGGCGGAGGTATTTTATTTGAAGGAGAAGCACAAGACTTCTGGGATAAGTACGTTAAAAAATGAATGTAGGCGCTTTAATTGCATTATTGAAATTGGCTAAAGATTCAGGGCTTACTCCCAAAGCAGAAAGACCCGCTTTCTTTCCAAAACCAAAAAAAGATTTTGTTAGTATTGTGGTACGTCCGACCTACGAAAAGGAAACCATCGCTTTAAGGGCTGAAGAAGGCCTTGGCCTGTAAATGGTTATTTCTGCATTAGAACTATTGGGGTACTTTATCGCCTGGTCATTATTCTATTTTGGAATAAGTCATTATATCGCTAAACTGAGTAAAGATAAATGGGTTGAATGGGCGAAATCATCTGAGAGTGATGACGACCTGTTAATTATCCTTGAACCGATCGTTGATGAGATAGAAGAACGGACCCACGGAATGCTAGAAACTTTCCAATCTTCTTTTTTTGGTTCTCTGGGTGCGGCTAGCAAAAAATTAGACGAGTCTACAGGTCAAAGTACAATCAAAGCTATAACCAAAGACAACCCCATAATGGGGCTAGTCGCAGAGATGTTAATGAAAAGAAGCGGCCTAGAAGGCCTCCTAAAGACCCAAAACGACCCTGAAATAGGGGTAAAACAGCCCCAGAACAGAGCTAAACTAGGGTTAAAGTAGTACAATATTATTATATTATAATTATATTTATAGGTATAGGGTTATTTTTATTTATTTTTATTATCAGATATTTTTTATTAATAGAATTATATTATAATTATATATAGTAGCTTGTCTGTCTTGATCCTGGAGAGATAAAATGATTTGCGAAAAGTGTAATAAAAAGCTAGCTTACGTGAAGGATGTCGTAGGAGATCCGTTTATGTATTGTCCTGATTGTTGTCAGGTATGGGTTGAAAGGGTGGTAAAGTGAATAGTCTACCGTTAGCACCCTTAGAATGTGATTTAAAAATAAAAAATTGTCCCAAGTGTGATATCGAAATTCTTTACAATAGGATTAACTGCCGAATGGTTCCTATTTATTGTAGGGAGTGTGATAAATAATGGGACGTAAGAATGAGTTTAAGGTTAGCAAGGCATTCACGTTAGGATTAGAGGAAGTAGCTTACCTTAAAATGGAATCAGAACGTAAAGATATGAACGTTTCTTTATTTGTAAACGCATTAATTAGAAAGGCTATGCTTAAAGCCAGAGGAGAAGAACAGAGAGAGCGTAAACCTGCGGGACAGTGTCATAAATGTGGGGACCGTCGCGGTTACGATCTGGTTAACAATGAATGGTTATGTGAAGTGTGCGGAACTGAAAAGACAGAGTTTATATCTGCGTTAATGAGTAGACAGCATTAAGTAGCTACTCTCAATCAGCAAAGCATGGTCAGACGTCGAGCCAGAGCCAGAAGAAAACCTTCGCGCTCTTTTGGGATTAATGTAATAGAAACTGGAGCTGCTTTAGCTCTTTTAGAACAGACTTCGGCAGGTTCAGCAATGAAGTCATTTTTAGCAGGGGATCTTAATACAGGTTTAACGACTTTATCGAAGTCCGCAAAGTCAAACAAGCAAGCAATCACTAAAACATTAGTGGGTGCATTCTTGGCTAAGGCGGCTGTACGTTCATTTTCCCGAGGTTCGCCTGTATTGGCTTCCCTGGGACCAATTAAAGTGAGGGCATAAACAATGGCAATAGTAGTAACACGGACAGAAGCGGCACTTTCAGCCACAACTTCTTTTCAGAGCATGAATAATCAGTTTGCATCATCGGGACTTTCCCTGGTTGTGCCTTCTGGAGTATCACAAATATCTTCTATATCAATGGGAGTAAGTAGTGTAGGAACTGGAGCAGATTTCTGTTCAGGTTTCAAGTTAACGGGGACAGCCCTCCAAGAAGGCGACGCCACGTTTATGGGCCCTGCAATCGCACAAGCCGCAAGTGGTGGAACTGGAGTAGCTAACTGTGTTGTTCAGGAAAAGACCGCCCTGGGTGTAACATCTGGTAATACTCTGGATATTCAAGTCGCGGTAACAACTGCCGCAACGATAGATTCTAGCTGCACGATCACATTCGAGTAAATAAACAATGCCTGAAG